GAATCAAACGCGCTGTCATAACCGCGAACGTCTCCTTACTGCAGAATATCGTGAACGACCGGCACAACATGGTCGCGGCTGACTTCCAGGGTTTCACCGTCAGACTCGTACGTGATGAGACCGAAATCGATAGCCTTCACAACATGCGCCACAGGGTCAACCGATTTGTCGGCGCGCATGATGCGAAAAGAGGAGCCGACAGTGATGGGGTCAGTTGCGGGAGGAGTGGTGGTAACAGTTGGACCTACGGCAATCAATTCGCCTGAGAACGACGGCACGAACGGTTTCAAAGGAGCGGCATCCGTGGGTCCGACACCGTAAGATCCGGGATAGTCGGTCCCATCCGAATTCTGCGTCCAGTGATCGCCTTCGCCGTAACGCCCTGTTCCGGAACCATCGCCGTAGCGGCCTGTGCCGCTTCCAGACGCTTCAGGCACATCGAACTCGGCGCGGAACTTCGCGTCCGACCAAACGGAGTATGTTCCGTCCTTTGCTTGAACGATCCAGTCGCCGGGGAAAGCGGGGTGGCCGCCGGCAGGAGTCGGTACGAGGACCGCAAAAACTTCGGTGGGCGCGAGATGCAGAGTCGCGTGGACCTGGGCGGGAATGGTCGCCTGCGGAACGTGGCGGTAGGGCTCGGAACGAACCGGGAAGCCCATGAAAGTCCCGGTGAGCGAAAGATCGGGGGTGCGCGCCGGATTCGAGGTGTGCGCGAAGGCCAGGGCAGCCGGGGAAGTTGAATCGGCATCAAGCTCTCCGGTGAACTGAATGGCAAGAGTCGGCGCAGCAGTGCGGGGCGAATACTCGGTAAAAGCGAAATCGGTCATGGGAATACTCCTTGAAACACTACGATGCTGAAACTAGGCCCGGCGACGAGAACGAACCGGACGACGCCGCGCGCCGCGAGTACCAGAGCCTTTGATTGAGTGGGCAGCGGGGGAGGACGAACCTTCCCCCGCATCATCGGCGCTGCCGTGCCCAACCGAACGGGTGGAAACTTTCTTTTTGGAGGATTTTCCGCTACCACCGAGCGCCTCCCTGGCGTGGCCCAGGGCGTCATCGCTGGACATTGCGACGCGCTTGATTGTGCGGCCAGGCTCATCTTTCTTGGAACCGCGCTGGTGCCAGCGGACGACATGGCCGTTGTCGGCGGGAGAGATTGTAACCTCGGGAGAGGAATCGTCCATCTCATCCACGGCGTTTACTCCTGGGCTTGGACTTGCGAGTGGACGACGAAACGCGATGAGGGGTAGGGCATTCGCCCCCACCGGAGCGGCCTGGAGGACGTGCGTCCTCCGAGTCGTAGTCCTTGCGCGGATTCTGGGGGAGGGAAGAGCGGAACTCGCCTGGAGCGGTGGATTGGTACTTTGCGCGAGCGGTTTCTGACAAAGGGTGCCTCCAGGGCGGTACTGATTGGGAGAATATAGGAAAGGAGAGACTTGTGGGGAACTTAGAGACAACACTGGTATAACACTAGATGAAAATGTCCATTACTGGCTCCGGAGGCCCACTTTCTTTAACGGTTTCCTCCTCATCTTCGTTTGCATCCATCTTGTCTTCACCATCCAAGTTTTCCTCATCTTCCGCAACTTCTTCCACAGACTCCTCGACGACCCCCACGCTCAACCCAGCGATCTCCGCCGCGTCCATTCGCAGCCATCTCCCTAAAATAGTCGCAGGAGTCTCGGTCGATTCCGCCTCGGTCTCCTTGGTGTACTGCTCCAGATTGGTGATAATCGAGGTAGCTTCCTTGAGATCGATGGCGCCACCCATGACCAGCGTGTCGAGGTTATCCATCAGATCGTGCCGGAATCCGGCGTAGGCCGCGGTCTTCGATTTCTTCCGGTTCTCGTTGAACCGCTGGCCAATTTCTCTGAACAAACGCGAAGCGTTTGTCCGTTCTGTTTCCGTGGGGATCAGCTTGGGCTGTGTTTTGGGCTCGTCGGATTTGGGGACAAGTTTGGCTATGGCTGCGGGGAGCGTTGGAGCCTTGTCCTTGGCGGGACGGCCGGGACGCTTGGGGGTGGGCTGGTCTGCTGCACCGGAAGTGCGGGCGCTGTTGGCCCCACTGGGGCCGCGCCCCCGTCCGCGAACACCCCTCTCATCCGCGGGCTCAACTGCCCGGACGGCGCCGGGACCTCGCCCGGCTTCGAGAACGGCAGCACGCCGTCCCTGAGAGTCGTCTGCGCGTTTTGAATTCGCTGACGCGCGCTCAGCCCCTGGGCGCGCTGGTTGAACAGTTGCTCCTGGCGCTCGGGAGTGAGCAGGACGTGTTGAGAACGCCTTGGTTCCGGGGAATCCTGTAGTGGTCTCTCGGAAGGTTGCTCGGAGCTGCCTGGTCCTTGGAGCAGGCTCTGCAGGAACAGGTGGAACGCTCGGGCCGCTTCCGGGCTCGGAAAAGAAATCGTCAAGGAACTCTCGTGTTGCTCGATCATCGGCTTCACCTTCAATTTCGTCTGTCGTCATCCACACCATCGCTCACCACCATTCCGGTTCAAGACAAATATCGACGCAAGATGGGCACATGTAGTTTGTGCCGAAGTGCCCCTCGCATTTTCCAGACTCTCGAAAGACCCTGGTGCCCGCTGGGATCGTGTGCTGCATATCGCCCTTCCAGCCGAAACAAGTATGATCCTTGCGAGTTGTGACGAGCTTCGTTTTGCGCGCTTCAACCTCCGCAGGGAAGTCATCGGCAGCGCCGGGGTCGAAAGCAAGATACTGCTCGTCGGTGTGAGTCGGCGCTGGGCCTTTGCGGTGGGCTAGACCGACTGACTTACTGTTAGACATATTTGACCTCCACTAAATCCATTCAAGGCGATTTTGTTTTTGTTTCATCTTCTCAAACTTCAACCGCCGCGCAATGCGATCATTGCCGGTCATCATAACCACCCCACCTACAGTGACAGTGGGATCTTTCAACCACTGGGGCATCTGCCCACGGGTGTTTTCGAATCCCGCGTTTTCGAGTTCTTCTTTAGTCATGAGGACGTTCTTAGAAATTTTTGTTTGACAGGCTGTAGGATGGTACTGCTCTTTTGCGATCCACGCAAGTAGCGCGGCCATCAAGACATCATCGTGAGAAGCTGAAACAGTCCAACGCCAATTCATTTCTAATTTGGCCTTCTTCATTTGCTCAACCAAAATGCGATCTTTCGGTACGACTTCTTTACGATGCAGCGCGGTGCGATAAAGAGAAAACATCATGCGCCGATAGCGATCAGAAGTTTCAAATCCGTAAGCCATGCCCTGTTTGGACGTAGCTACTTTGTCATCGCGACCTTTCCAAAGATATTGACTTGGATAGTAAAGACGATCTCGTAATTCACGCATTGTGATGTAACCAAGATTGTTCAATTCGACATTGAGCATCGCGCCATTGAAGTAGTAACCGAGAGCGGCAGCGACCGCCGAAAGTTCCTCTGGGCTCACACGCGACATATACCGCGCCGCGAGATTTCCAGTCTCAGCATTGAAGCACACCATCGCTGCGTAATCGCCGGGGGCCATCGTAGATTCTTCACCGCGCGCTGAGTCGACGCCGATCATATAGTGATGTTTGGGCTGAGGTAGCTCATACACGACGAGCGGACCATCCGTGCCTTTTTGCAATTCTCCATGCTTCGAATCCGCTGTAAGTACACATCGCCCCTGCCATGGTATTTTGACGACTGAGTTCTCCGCAAACTGCATCTCTTCGATAGTGAATGCGGGATTTCCAGTTGCAACGAACGCCTCTTCTGGAGTGCTCGGGTACTCTTGACGCCAGCGCTCAATGATGCCTTCGCACTTCCCGGATAAAGTTTCACGAAACCACGCGATCTGACTCTTGGCGATAACGACCTTTTTACCCGTCCTCCAGTGCTTCACGTCGTTCATCAAAAACTTTTCGTATTCATCGCGCGGAGCATCGAGAGCAAAGTCCTCAGGAAGCTGATATGCTGGATCTTCCCACCAAGGGAGGAAGATCGGCAAGAACTCGTTGTCGCCAGCAACAGCCGCTTCCCACGCTTGGTAATACGACTCGCCAGGGCCTTCCATGCCGTTTGCAGTGGTTTCAATTAAAGCTGCGTTGTTGGGGTCCTTACTGAGCGTGTTGAGCAAACTCGTAAATGCGCCCGAATACGGGTAGAACCCGGCTTCGGTTAGGTGCAAGAACGAAGATGTCAAACCACGCTGGCCGTGGACCGTCGCCGCAGTGTGGTGAGTGAACTGCGAATCCGGCCCGTCACTGTGGGGCCAAATCAAAGTCTTCTTTGTGGGCTTCGGAGCACCAGGATAGATATCCCTGCAATCCTCGCGAAATCCACAGGCCATCGCGAAGTTTGCCGCAGCCACTTCAGCGTTCTGTGCAATGCAGCGCGCGAGCGCTCCGGGATGCGCTATACAATGGGCCTGTCCAAGTCCTGTTGCAAGAGTTGAGAGCCCAACTCTCCTTGCCTTCAAAAAAATAATGAACAGTCGGCGGCGCCGAGCAAGATGTTCTTCTGCAAGCTGAAAAACTTCCTTCTGCTGTTGCCGTAAAGTGAAGGGCGTGAACGTTCCCTCATCCCTATCTCGGATATTAAATTTTTTGAAAAGCTGTTCGACGTGTTTGAGGTTGAGGGGCAAAGATGATTCTCCTAGTTACTCAGTTCTTCCAAACTCGCCATGAAACCTGCGTGAACCTTCAGCGTACAACTCCTTCGCCACTTCTTTTATTTTTGAACTCCCCAAATACACATGTGTGCCCTCGTAGGTTATAGACGCCCTATACGACCCCGAGCACGATCACCTGCTCGCTGGGGACTTCGGCTTCGGTCAAGACTGGGCTTACGGAGTCCATCAGCCCAGTTCTCCAGCATCCGCAATCGCCTTGCAGTATTTGTGCGCGGCTCTGCTGAACTCGTCGAAAGCAGAAGTATCCTCGTTGTGCCCGGTAAGCGGCACACCGTATTCGTCCGCGCCTATAAAACTGACCACAGGCTTCTTGCTCTTGCCCTGCAAGTGGAACTCCAGTCTGAGCGTGATGCTGGTAACTTCTTTGGCCACAGTGCTTCCTCCTCGGCTGCTATTCCTCTTTGAATGCCACGATGATCTCAAACGCCCATTCGCCAATCTCGGTTCCTGGACGCCCTGCATCACCATGGCGGAGTTGAAAGACCATCTCATCGACCAGCGCCTTCTGCACCGCATTGCTGAACGCCGCTGATGCACCGCCGGGGCCAAGGGATCGCTCGGTGCCGGCGAGCTTGCGGGAGTCGAGCGCGGCGAGCCTGGCGATGCGCGTGGGTGGCGGCGGAACCGCCGGCGGATCGACTTCCTCCAGGGGGCGATGAATGGGGGACTGAGGTTTGGTCATTTTGGCGACCTCTGCAAAAAGGTATAGGCTTCCATGTTCCAACGGGCATCAGACAGAGCGTTATGCTCGACCGATGTCTGCTTTGGAAACCTGATACCGCAGAGTAGCATACTCGCCTGCTTCAGGTCATTGCAGTACATCGGAAATCCCTTTGGCAGATCAATCATCGCGCCAAATATCTGACAGAGCACAACCCAATCGTAATCGGCGTAGTAACCCCAAAACTCAGGCTTCCCCTCGCCCTCCTGCACAAAAGACCTCAACCTGTGCGCAATGGCGTGCAGAGGCTCAGGCGCATAGTTGCCAAGATGAGGAAGAACGTTTTCAGTCACCCATGGGCTGCAATTAGAAATACTGAACTCAGAACTGACCGCGTAAAACTCACGCCCATCTTCAGCAACAATACCGATGCTGATCAGCTCGATCGGGTGCTTAGGACCACGCTCACTGAACTCGGTATCCAGAAAGTATCGCATCACTTCACCTCCGCAACCGGCGCCACGTTCACAGTATTATGCCCGCCGGGGAAACCCTTCACCTCCGCAACCGGCGCCGCATTCACAATGTTATGCCCGCCGGGGAAGCCCTTCACCTGCTCGTCCGCGTGACCGCGCTCGCGCATACAGTAGGTGTTGACTCGATTGCCTTCGCTCAGGAAAATCTGGGCGTGGCAAGGAACAAACGGATTGAGAATGTTGTGGGTTGTCATTGTATCCTCTTGAGAATGGGTCCGTTCAAATCGGTGATGATCCGGCTCGCTTCATCGGTCAGCCTGGCGCGCTCGGCAGCGTGCTGATCGATCACGCTGAGAGCTTCAATCAGGTCCTGCCTGGTAGCTCGTTCGAGTCCGCCTTTGACCAGCAGAACCGGGTTGGCATAGGGAGTGAAGCCGATGCCTTGTTGAGTCATTTCAAGGAAGGTGCTCATGTCGGCTTCGTCGCGCACGATCAGAAGATCGTTGGGCTGAAGGGAGAGCTTGGCGACACGATCCTGCATGAGGGTGATATGGTCGGTCATTGATCCTCCTCAGTACGCATCATCTCTTCACGCATCAGCCTGCCCTTGACGATTGTCAGCACGAACTCCTGGAGGCCGAGCATATCGGACTGCGATGTGGTTGTCTCGTGCCGTGAGATGTCCTGCTTGTGGCGAAGAATGATCAGGCAGTTGTCAGCAGTCTCGCACTCGGACAACGCGGCCATGAGAGTTTCGGTAGGTGTGCGAACTGGAGCGCTCACCGAATATCCCCCTCTTCCTGCCCGTCCACGCGCAATTTATTTCGAGCTTCCGGCGGAAGCATCTTTTCGCGATTGCGCTCGCGAACACACATCGGGCCGCAAAAGCGATAAGGCATCGGCACGCCAGTCTCAGGATCGACCTCACTCCCTTGCATGATCCACTGAGTCTTGCGCACCTCCTCCAAGGTTTTTCCGCAGCCAGTGCAGCGCTCCGTACTGTTCTCGTCCATCCGCTGCTGCAACGTCTGCGCCGCAAGGTCGCACTGGTGGCGCATCTTCGCCAGGGCCTCAAGACCGCTGGGGACTGCAATCGCACGGAAGTAGTTCCGCACTTCAAGCTCCGTCGCCGACAACGACAGCCATGCGGCCGTGACCGTCGCCGCGGCAGCCGAATGTGCCGACCGAGGGTTGATGGCCGCTGGCGCCTGCATGTTCGCTAAGGAACTGTTGGCCTGCGATCCCGCTCCGAGCGCAGCTAGTTCCTTATCGATGTCCTCAATCGTGCGAGGAGCGGGAGCGACTTTGGGTTTTCCGTTGGGGACGGTGCCGTGGCCTTGAGTGGGCTGACCGGTGTGAACTGCTGCGAGACGAGACATGATGGTCCTTTCGATTGCTGGTTAGAAGGTCCGTGCTGGTGCGACACGACAAGCGATACCGGCATTCGCTGCCGTCGCAGCCTCGCGCAACAAACGCATTGCAGCATTTTTGTCAGCACTGACCGGAACATTGCGATTGATCGCCTCGGCAAAAATTTTCGCAGCAAGCCTGATCTCTTGATACTGAATCAGTTGCTCCCGACTCGGCGCGTGGTAATTAAACCAGTTTTCAATATCGACTTGTGGAATGCTACGCAGGTCAGCCACCATAGCGTGTGGGTGATTCTCTGAGTCCATGGTATTCTCTCCTTAGTAAACTTGCCGCTCTCTCAAAGCCGATTCTTCCGTTACAGCGCGTTCCCACAGGCTGCCTGCGCCTGGTAGCCACTCGTCCAGAGACCATATGCCCCCACCTGAGCCGTGACCCATCTGCCACCACGTATTCTTCGGGCCGTCGCCAAACAGAGCAGGATGCGGCTCTTCCCACATCTGGTCCGCGGTATACCACTCATTGTGTTTACGGCCGAGCGCTTCGCGTGCCTTTTCCAGGGCACGTACGCCCAAAATGTGAAACCCGGCGCACTCAGAATGATTACACGGAAGTGTGAGTATGAAATCAAAACCTGATTCTAGCCTCACACTCGGTTTCCACGCTAAACCCGCAAGCACGAAAAATCGTTCCCATCGGCGTCCCAAAGCGGTCATTTTCTTCGACTCCTTTTTTACCGGCTCTAAAAA